TAGGAGTTCTGGTCGTAAAGGTGGTAGTAGAAGCCGTCGTTGACGGCGTAGTTCAGCGTCTCAAGCCACGGCTGGCCGCCCCACTGGTTGTAAAGGTTGTAGTAGAAGCCGTCGTTGATGGAGCGGTCCACCGTAGCCAGCCACGGCTCCCAGCCGTAGTTGCTGTTGTAGAGGTAGTAGTCCAGATCGCCCAGCAACTCCTGGAAGAACGGGTAGCCGTAATCGAACAGCCCGTAGTCGAGCCGTTCATAGAGGTCCGCCAGTGTGTATGGGGGCGAGCCGGTGATGGCGGCAGCATCGAGTTCAGCCGTCATCACGGCGTCCACCTTCAGGCGGTTGCTCGTGACCAGTTCGGACGGGAAAACGATCCCGATCCGGCCCTGATCGTCCACCTCCACGTCCGCCGATTGAATCCATCGCCTTGCCATGTCATGCTCCGAAGATCAGCTTCCACACCGCGCCCAGCGCCAGCGTCACCACCGACCCGGCGATGATCCACAGCAGCTTCGACCGCACGGCTTCCGCCGATTCCAGCCGGTCCAGCCGAAGCTGGATTCCGGGCTTGCCGTTGCCGCGAATGGCCTCGTCCATGCGGTCGAGCTTGGTGTGGATCGCGGCGAACTCGCCGCTGCACACCCGGTCATACTGGTCGCTGTCGCAACTCACGGCGTCTCCTCGTCGATCTGCTTGGCGTGAATCCTCAGCATCCGGCCGTGCGGATCGCAGGGCCGGTAGTGCCCCGCGCCCCCGAGGTCCAGCACCTCGAAGACCAGCACCTTGTCGCCGCCCGTCACGCGAACCCGGTCGCCGACATGCGGCTTGGTGACCGCGCCGCCGAGCGCCAGGGCCTCGGCCGAGACGATGAAGTCCGTGGCCTTGGCCTGCACCGTCGCGCCCGCCTCGTCGGCGACCTCGTAGGTCGTGGACCCCAGCGTGGCGGCGATCTCGACGGAGTCACCGCCACGCTGGTAGGTCACGAGTCGGGACAGGTGCGTCGTGCGCATCCCGTCCAGCCACGAGGAGGCTTGTTCGAGCAGGTCGGTCACGGTGGTTCCTTCCGGTGGTCTGGGTCACTGCATCAGGCGGATGCGGACGGTCGTGTCGGCGTCAGCGGCGGCGCGGACGCACTTTCCGATGAGCTTGTTGCCCGTGGCGGTGGTCGTCGCCTGCTGCGCCCCGGCGTTCCAGTAGCAGTTGGCCCCGGCCGTGATGGCCGTGCCGCCGCCGGTCGCCTTGGGGAAGTCGAATACGCCGACCACGGCCAGCGCCCCCAGCTTGTTCGCCGGGATGGGCACCTTGGCCACGCCGATCATTTCGCCCTGGACCACGACCGCACCCGCCGCAACATCGCTGCCGGGGGTGTGATCGATGGTGTTGCCGTCATGCACGAAGGTTGCCATGAGTCATTCCTTTCAGGTGGGGACTGCTTACGCAGCGCCCTTGCTCTTGACCATGCCGTGGAAGTCCACGACGTTCGCTTCCACGTCGAACACGACCTCATACTCGACCCGCAGGATCGAGCCGTTGCCGACCTGGGTGATCGTGGGCGTCCGCTGGCCGTTGAGGTAGTCCACCTCGAGCGTGTCGCATATGGCCGGATCGCAGGCCAGATACCACGCGGTGGCGCTGAACCCGGTGTAGGTGGTGTTCGAGAGGCGCGGCTCGATGACGATCTCGTACGCGCCCTGGAACGGGTTGTAGGTCGGGTTGTTCTTGTCCGCCGCCGTGGCCGCGCCCACGTGCTGGAGGCTGCTGGAGTTGATCAACTGGCGGGCGATGAACTCCAGTTCCGGGGGGACGATCAGGTAGCGCGGCTCGATGCCGATGGCGTTGCCCTGCGAGTCGGTCTGCTTGCGGAAGGTCTCCAGCGCCTTACGCAGGCCCTCGGCCGACAGCACCGTGGTCGCGCCGGTGATGTAGTTCTTGTTCCCGGCCGAGAACAGGTCGGTCGCGCCGTCGGAGAGCTTGTTGGCCAGCAGCTTGACGTAGACCAGGTCGTCGATCTTCCGGCGGCAGATCGCGCCGAAGGCGGCGGGCAGGCGGGTCAGCGCCCCCAGGTCATCGTTGATGATGTCGTTGCGGCCGATCGAGAAGGCCAGGGCCTGGGTCTTGAGCCTGACCACGGCCGACTCATCCGAGGCGGTCAGATGCTTGGGTTCGCCGTCGGGGCCGATCTCCTGCAGACCGCCGGAGAGGTTCAGGCGGGCGCGGGTCTGGGTCTTGAAGTCGGGTAGATCGCCCTGGGCACACCACCGCAAGGCCGTGGCCGGGAAGTCGGTGTAGCTCTTGAGCAGCGCCTTGTTGGCGATGTTGGACAGCAGCACCGGGAAGCTGGTGGTGGACAGGGCGGCGCGCACGACGGCATCGTTGCCCAGGTCGGCGTCCAACCCGTCGACCCGCAGGCACATCGCCGCCGCCTGGACCAGGCCCATTCGACGGTATCGCTGCGCGCCGTCGAGGTAGTCGCGGCCGTACTGGGCCTCGACGAACTTCGCGTCGCCGGTGGCGCGGAGGCACAGCCCGGCCTCGATGGCGCGGACCGGCGAATGGTCGGCACCGGCCGTCACCGCCGGGGCCTTGGGCCGCTCGGCCCGCAGGACCTCCAGTTCGGCCTTGGTCACGTCCCAGCCCTCGCCGATGGCCTTGGCCTCGACCCCCGGATGCTTGCCGTTGCAGACGCGGCGAATCTCGGCGATCCGCAGCGTCTCGGCCGATGCCTTGGCGCGGAGGTCCGCGACGGGGTCGGAGGCAGGCCCACCGGCGTCCGTGCCGGTGGTATTGGCCTGCGCCTTGACCTTCACGGCGTCCTTGCCCTGGTCGTTCTTGTTGTCCTTGCCGTCCATGATGGTGTTCTCCTTGGCCGATGCGGCCACGCTTGCCGAGGTGTTGCCGTCGGCTCCCAGGTCCACGAAGCTGATCTCGCCCAGCGTCGAGCGCCGGACGACGTTGACCGGCCCGGCGAACTCGCGCCCGTTGGCGGCGGCCACCTGGCCTTCCTTGACGAACTCGAACTGCTCGACCGCCGCGCCGATGCTGGCCTGCCACGGGAAGCCGTTGCGCGCGTCGGCGACGACCTCCTGGGCGGTGCGGCCCGTGCAGGACACCACGCCTTCGGCGACGAGCTTGCCATCGTCCACGCGGATCGCGTTGGTGTGGCCGACGCGCTTATCGGTGTCGTGGCCGACGCGGATGGGCCGCACCTGCGAGGGAACGGCCAGCCCCGCCAGGTCCACGATCACCGGGTACTTCCACCCGGCCAGCCGCATGGGACCGCCGCTGTAGGCGAGCATGCTGAAGCGCGGGAGTACGGGCTTGCCGTCCTCGGTCGCGGCGGCGACCGCCTGGGCCTCGATCCGCATGGGCGCGGTCAGGCACAGCCGGTCAGGCGGCGCGTCGAGATTCGGATTCGTCTTGCTCATCGTCGTCTTCCTTGACCTGTTCCGAGGGCTGCGCCGGAGCGGCGGCTTCCGGGGTTAGCCCGAGTTCCTTCATCAGGGCGACCTCGCGAGCCCGCTGGCGCAGCTCGGTCTCCCAGTCCTTGCCCTGGCGGGCGTATTCGCTGGCGAGCGTGGTGGTATGGCTGGTCAGGCGCGTCGCCTGCGCCGAGGCCTCCTTGGCCGGGTCGACGTGCTCGTGCCCGTCCCAGAACCACTGGTGCGGAAAGCGGGCGTCGATGGCGCGGAGCGGCTGGGGCAGAAGTTCCTCGACCAGGACGGCTTCGGCCAGCCATGCCGAGAGGATGCGGTCGAGCACCACCGCTTCCAGGTGGGACTGGTCCACCCGGATGCTCTTGAAGTAGGTCTGGTGATCGAGTCGGCCGGAGGCGTAGTTGTAGCCCGAGGAGTTGCCCGCCGCGACGTTGAACGGCATGTTCAGGCAGCGGGCGATCTCGTTGAGCAGTTCTCGCTTGAACTCCCCATAGGTGGTCGCGGGCTGCTCGGCGGTGACCTGCCCCAGCTTCCAGCCGCCCGGCAGCACCGTCGCCATGCGGCGTTCCAATTCCACCAGGTCCATCGGCTCGACGCTCTCGGCCTCACCGTTGGCCGGGGCGTCGGTGTAGAGCACGGCGGCGAAGTCGGCGGCGGTCTCGGCGGCGGCGATGACCGCCAGGGTGTAGCGCCGCAGCTGCGCGAACAGCGGCAGCGCGGGCGTGATGTCCGGGATGCCCCGCGACTGGCCAGGCCGATCCGGCCGGAAATAATGGATCATCGACCCGGCGGGGATGCGGTCGAAGTCCGGCCCCATCGTCCAGACCATCGCCTCGCCGGGGTGCTGGCGAAGCAGGTGGTACTCGACGGGGTTGCCGAAGCGGTCGAAGACGACGCCGTCCACAGCCGGAGGCTGTCCGAGGAGAAGCAGCCCCATTCCGGGGCCGGGCGTGGTGATCTGATCGGCTTCGATGAGCCGCAGGTCGAGCTGCACCGCGTGGTTCACGGCGGGGTTGTTGATGAGGATGGCGAATGCCTCGCCGCTGTCGGCCCTCGCCATCCGCATGGTGCGGAGTTTCTGGGGCAGGCCGACGGCGTCGGCCCATGCGGCGAACGCCTGCTCGATGCGGTGATTGGTGTCGGCGTTGTCGGTGAGCATCTGCAGGCCGGGGCCGGTGCCCACCACGTCGTTGGCCAGAGTCAGCACGATGCCCCGCGCGTAGGAGTTGTTGGCGACCTCGTAGCGGGCGCGGTTGCGGAGTGTGCGGCGCACCTCGGCGCTCAGGGCGGCGTTGGGCGAGAGGCCGTCGGCGCTGGCCCAGTGCCGACGGTTCTCGTCGGTGGTGACGGCCGCGTCGAAACGCGCCCGGACCACGCGCACGTCCGATCGGCGATTTGCCGAGCGGGCGGGCCTTCCGGGGCTCGCGGTCAGATTCTTCAGCCAACCGAACATCAACGTTCCTCTCACGGGGTTCCGATCTTCAGTCCGTTCCGGGGGGCACGAGCTTCTTCGTGGCGATGCCCAGGCCCTTGCCTCGCGCGGCCTGCTTGCTCTGCAGGTAGCGGTCGGCGGCGATCTGGTCGGGCACCGCCAACTCCACCGGCTTCTCCGTCAAGTGGACCATCGATTGAGGGTTGACCTTCTTGACGTGCCAGAGGTCCGTGGCGTTGTTCGGCCCGTAGAACTTGTGGCCAGCGCCCTCGCGCCACCCATAGAAGCAGATCTCGAACGCGCCCATGAAGTCTTTGCGCGTCAGCACCGGATGCTGCTTGTCCCACACGATGCCCTGGCTGAAATACAGCTCGTGCTTCTTCAGGTACGGCGGGTAGTTGCCGAGGTTGGCGTAGCCGCCCCAGATGTAGAAGCCCCGGCCTGGCGCGAGCACGCGGGCCATGTTGCCGAACCAGGCGTCGAGCATTTCATCGAACGCCTGGTCGGTCACGAAGTCGTTGGCCAGCGGCCGGTCCTTGGCCCGCATCTTCTTGGTGGTCTTGTATTTCTTGTCCGGGAACCGGGCCACATCGAAGCCCTGGTGGTGCATGCCCTGGGCGTCGAACTTCTTCTCCTTGCGGGTATGGCCCTCGGGCATGGAGAACGACGACAGGCCAGCGGCGATGGCGTTGTTACTGCGCGGCTCGACCCGGACGTTGTACGGCGGATCGGTATTGACCAGGTGGATGGTCGCGCCGTCCAGCAGGCGGTCCACGTCCTGCGGCCTGCTGCTGTCGCCGCAGAGCAGCCGATGGTTGCCCAGAATCCACAGGTCGCTCGGCTGCGTGGTCGCATCGTCCGGCGGCGCGGGCACGTCGTCGGGGTCGGTCAAGCCCTGCTGCACGTCGCCGCTCATCAGCCGGGCGAGTTCCTCCTGGTCGAAGCCCAGCAGACCCAGGTCGAAGTTCATCTCCTGGAGCCCGGACAACTCGATCGGCAGCAGTTCGTAGTTCCACTCGGCGATGGCGGCGGTCTGATTGTCGGCGATGCGGTACGCCTTGACCTGCGCCTCGGTGAGGTCCGTGGCCACATGCACCGGCACCTTGGCCAAGCCCAGCTTCTTCGCCGCCTTCCAGCGGGTGTGGCCGACGACGATCACGCCCTGGGCGTCCACTACGATGGGCTGGCGGAAGCCGAACTCGCGTAGGGAGGCGGCGACGGCATCCACCGCCTCGTCGTTCTGGCGCGGGTTGCCGGGGTACGGCACGACCTGGTCGATGTCACGCAACTCGATCTGCATGGGGTTTCCTTTCACGAAAGAAAGTCAGTTTGGAACGGGAGCTGTTCCC